AGCTCTCTTGCTAGATCCAGGAAGCGCTCAGCTTCGTTTATGGCAGTTTGTAATGTTCGGGCGAAGCGCTCAGCTTCGTTTATGGCAGTTTGTAACGTTCGGGTGGTCATTGGTCGGTCTCCGTAGTTGTGGTGGTTTCAAGCTCGCCAACCGGCCTGCCCCGCAGCCAGGCTTCAACCTCGGCCAGCACGGCTGGCGGGACCAGCCGGCTGCCGATCGGGTGCCAGCGGGTTCGATCCCAGGCCTCCAGCGTGGGCATCCACGCTGCGCATTGGTCCAACATCTTTCCGTTCTTGCCCCAGCGGGTGAAGTAGACCAGCCACCGCCCGCCCCGGCCAGGGTTGGCCTTGGCGTGGATTGCCAGGCAACCGGTGCCGGCGGTGCCGGTGTAGAGGGTGTGGGTGGTCATTGGTCGGTCTCCTGCTCCAGGCTGAGCGCGGCGTGATAGCAGTCTTTCTTTCTGGGGCGCAATTCCCGCAACCACGCCGCCACCTCGCGGATTGCGGCGTGGCCATCACCGCCGGCGCGGGCTTCCACCCTTTCCACCAGCCCCCCGGCAGGCGCGGCCGGCGGGGTGGGCTGGGCAGCTGGGGGCTGGGCGGCGACGTGCTGGCGGTCGAGGTTGTAGACGGCGCGGAGGGCAGCGGCAGCCGCGCAATCAATGCCGTGGCCAGCTTTAAGGGCATCTTCGACCGCCTGCGCATAGCAGCGCACCAGCCCATTATCCGTGGCCACCGGGGCAGCCTCGGGGGTGGGCTGCTGCTGCGCAGCCTCCAGCGCCTCCAGGCGCCCCAGCACATGCAACAGCGCCTGGGCAGTAACGGCGCCTTCAAATTTGGCGGTCTGGCGCAGCCAGGCCAGGGTGGTTTCGGGTAGTTTGTTCACGTCTTCACCTCCAGCGGCAAGATCCGAACCTCATGCCCTGCATTCAGCAATGCTTCGGCTTGAGTTGCAGCAGCAGCAAACAGGTCAAACCGCTCGGTGCCGACAAGTGCGCGACGTCCGGGGCCGGGGGTGCGTTTGATGTACCAGGAGAGTTGGTATGTCGTCATCGAAGGGGATCCTCGAAGGGAACGTCGTAGGTGGGAAAAGAAGGGGCTGGGTTGTCGGTAGGTAGTACCGGGATCCCGTGAAAGCTGGGCATGGTGCCTGCAGAGCGTGCCAGGTAGTCAGCGAACAGCTCGTCGTCAGTGGGGGGCGGTGCCCACTCCCCGCACCAATTACTGGCTTCTACTGGAGGCCACCAGGTCGCTTCAGGCTGTGGAGAATTTGTTACAGGCCGTGGGGCGTAGCGATTGCATGTGCCCCTTAGAGCGTCCTGCATGACGCTGTAGCGGCAGTTGCCGCATGATGGCGCAATCTCTATGTCTAAATCAGCCATGAGAGATTATTGCAGCAAAGAAGGCAGTGAATGCTAGTACCAGAAGCCAATCTCCTGCATTGACGTTGCGCCTAAGATCAAAGCAATGTCTGTTAAACATGGCGCAAAGGGCGATGGGAAAAATCCTAGGGAAGGTTGCCGTACGGGTTGCCAATGTCATCGCAGCGAATGACGATACAGCCGGGGTGTCGGTCTTCAAAAGCTGTCTGTGCCTGGCAGGCGTCCCAGCCTTCGGGCGTGATCCATTCCGTGTGCTGTAGGTCGTTGGCTTGGAAGATGCCAGGGAAAGTGGCATTTGCATGGTGCGGTCGGTGGTAGGTGATGGAGAAAGCCATGGCTCAGTGAAGTTCCTTGCCGGTGCAGGAGGGGTAGGCGGGCAGGTAAGAGGGCGTAACCATTGAGGCGTTGTGAAGGGCGTCGTTGATGGCGTTGAGACGGCGGCGCCAGTTGCTGAGGGCCAGGAAGTCCACTGGTTTGCGGTCTTCGCGGGCGTTGTCTTCAATGGCGCGGGCAATAGCCTCTGCATCGGTCAGGAGCTGATCGAGGGCGGCAGCTACGGGCTGCTGGCGGGGGGTGTGGTTGATCGTGGGCATTGGTAGCGGGGCGGTGTGGGTTGGGAAGGGCAGCGGTTAAGTCTTATCTGCTGCTAGTACAGCTTCTGGGTCTGCAAACCCAAATAGCGGCAGGAAGAAAAACGAGACACCTTTTGCACGCATAACTGCAGCGCCTTGGATTTCATTAGTTGCCCCTGCGGCGTCCCCTGCGGCGTCCCCTGCGGCGGTCCATGCGGCGGCCCATGCGGCGGTCCGTGCGGCGTCCCCTGCGGCGGCCCATGCGGCGTCCCCTGCGGCGTCCCGTGCGGCGGCCCATGCGGCGGTCCGTGCGGCGTCCCGTGCGGCGGCCCATGCGGCGGTCCGTGCGGCGGTCCAGTCTTTTGCAGTCATGCGGTCAAGATGCCGCCAAAAAGCAAGCACTGCCTGCGCTTGGCCACCTAAAACCTGTTCGGGGTTGCGGATGACGCAAGCTGGCGCACCATCTTGCCTGTCATTAACAATTCGCAGCAACACTGCGTGAGCGCGGCTGATACCAAATAACTCGGCAATGCGTTTGTCTACTTTTGCCTGTTCAAGGTTGCGCAGATCTTCGGCAGACATGCCGTCGAGAAAGTGCAGAGCTTGTCCTTGCGCACACATGCAAGAGCCGTCTTCGCTAACGAGACTTCCCTTGAATGGGATATTGCCAGGCCAGTGATCCAGCAATTCTTCAACGGTGGTTGGGTTTGCCATGAAGGGAAACTAGGTAGTGTGATTTGGGAAGGGCAGCGATCAGGCGTACGCAAGGGCAAGGCTGTTGCGCTCGTTGATGGTGAGCGATTGCCAGCCGTTGGGCTCGGTGTCGTAGTCCTCGGCTGACAGCGGAAGGAGCACGGTGAGGCGGTAGGCGGCGCCGGTGGTGTCGTAGCTGGCGAGGGTGGCGGCCAGGTCGTCGGCGTCGGTGTAGTCCTCGTTGTCGCCGTTCTGCACGTAGAACCAGGGGGCCAGGTCGTCGGACTGTCGCTGCTCGACGATGGAGCAGAGGGGGTGCTCTTCGATGGTGAGCAGAGCGTCGGCGAGGGGGGTGGACATTGGCGGTCGGGTGGTGGTGGCCGGGTCTTTGCCCCGGTCCACAAATCATAAGCCATAAAACCCGCTTTCGTAAAGCGGTGACGTTGTTGCGTTTCAGAAACCGTAACAATGGGCGCCAAAAGGAAAGCCCCGGCGGTTGCCAGGGCCAGGGATCAGGCGGTGATGGTCACCTCGTAACGGGGGCTAGCCCCGAGCCTGAGGGTGCGTGAGCGGTGCCGCGTCAGGCCATCGAGCACCGTGTTGGCCACCGCCTGCTCCCAGATCGCGATGGCTTCCTCATTCGAGGCGGCGTGGATCACGATGCGGGGGGAGGTGTCAAGGAATCCTTGACGGCTGGCGGTTAAGCGGTTGGTGGTGGGCTGGCGGTGGTTGGTGGTGGTGGGCGAAGGAGCGGGCTGGAACTGCTCCAGGAACCAGCCATCCATCCAAACGGCAAAGGAGGGTGAGATCCAGCGGGCGAGGTCCACCGCCAGGCGGGGGTGAATCCAGGTGCCCCGCAGGTGGTTCGGACCGGTGCCGATGGAGGTCATCAACAGGTCGGCCGGAATTCCGGCAGACCCCGAAAGGGCCTGCAGGTACTCGGTTGTGCGGTCGTTGGTGACGTAGTGGTTCCAGCGGCGACCACCGGCCTTACACATGGCCGTGGCGTTCACGTAGCCATCCGCCTGACGGCGTTGGATGGCGTGGCCGTTCCACTCGCGGGCCTCGATCTGGGCCGGTGCGGGTTGCGCGGCGGACAGGGCAAGGGACTTGCCGCAGCATTCGCAGGTTGTGCGCATGGCTCAGGCCTCCACAAAGGTGAAGGTGGCAGCCAGGAAGGCTGGGGAGACGCTGCACAGCTCCGCGATGGCGGCGCGGGCCTCGGCTTCGGTGTCAAAGTCGTTGGGGTAGCCCAGCTCCCACAACGCACGGTCAACAGCAGACGCGAAAGGTGACCCGCCTGGGGAGGCGGGCATAGCCAGGGTTTTCATGCAATGTTCGCCTAGAGGATGCCCAACATCGCTGCCGAGCGTCCACATCATGGCGCAATAGGAAAGGGCCAGCCATGGGCCAGCCCTCTCCGGTTGAAACCGGGCCTCCGATACGGTTTCAGAGC